TGATTTAAGTCCCGATCGAAATCTTCTTTTGTTACGGCTTGGGGATTCTCATAATTTTTAATCGCAAAGAGAAGGAAGTTATCCTCATTCAATTCATTAAATATCATTTAATCACTTTTGACCAGGGAATGCAGGACGGTTACCAGTAGAGATTCCAGACATGGCAACGAGGATTTCTTTCTTAACTCTCAGGTTTCCAGAGTTGTCATTGTAGGTTGTAATGCCAACCCAACCAACACCTGCTTCATACTGAGTTCCTGCTGCTGTTTGTGATCCACCTTTAGCAACACCATAGACAAATGTGTCTTTGTCACTGTTAGTTTGACTGTAATTAGAATCAGTAATAGTACTCTTAGGACACTGAGAAATAGTGTAGACTGTGCTACCCATTCCAGTCTTAAGTCCTGCCGTTGAACCGATACTTAATTCTCCAACACTAGTAATACCAACGATAACGGCATCACCAAAATAAGTTGAGACCCCAGAGGAAGCCTCTCTGTGACCGAATCTGATAATGTCACCAACTCTTGCCTCAGTGTGACCGGCACCAGCAGCACCGAAAGTAGTACCAGTTCCAGTAACGACCTTAGTAGCATAATTAAGAGATACTGTTCCTGCGTTATTCAGGTTGTCATTATTGCCCCAAAGTGCCATGTCTCTCTTCCGATAAAATTTATTTGCTATAAGATATTTATAAAATCACTCACCCTCACGG